CGGCAACGGCTACGGCTACGGCTACGGCTACGGCAACGGCTACGGCAACGGCTATGGCTACGGCAACGGCGACGGCGACGGCGACGGCAACGGCTATGGCTCTGTCGGCAATTCCGACAAGATTAGGAGGACTGGGGACTATGACTGACGAGCAAACGCCACCCGACTGGGCTTTCGCTAGGGCGCAGGAACTACGCAATAAGCGTGGCTTTACCCACCTAGATGCTTTTGCCGCTTACATTGCAGAACACGGTCGCCGCCGATTGGAAGCAGGGCATCTGGAAGAACGCCGACCGCCCGTCCCTGCTCAAGGAAGTGCTGTATCGCACCGCCGAGCGGGCCGACCGTCTGGCCAGCGTCAACGCAGAACTGGCCGCGCGCCTCGAACAACTGGGCGGCATGACTGACCACTTGCGCAAGGCAATTAGGGAGACGGTTCAATGACGCTGATTGACGATGAAGATTGCCCGGAAGTGGTTTGCGCAAACTGCGGCGACAATCCTCCCACTGGCGTCGATTGCGCCACCGAACTTTGTGAGCTGTGCTTTGAATACATCATGGGGAGTGATGAGGGGTTTGAGCCATGACGCTGATTGAACGACTGCAACGGGAGGAGAATTTTGATGCCAGCAGTACATTTTAGCCAGAAAGAAGATCGCTACTGGGTTCGTGATGGTGACGACATTGCGTGGTTTGACGGCCCACTAGAGGCGCAAGACGCAGCCCGCGCAGCACTAGGAGAAGGCCATGACTGATATGATTATCGGAGCCTGTGTCGGCTTTATCGCTGGCGTTTGGTTTCACCACCTCACGATGCTGGCGATTTTCAAGAAGCTCAAAGCGGAAATTGGAAGTCGAGAGGCTGGAAATTGGGAGGCGCGGAAATGACCTACATCCGCATTGAATGGCTGTCCGCCAGCACAGACTGCGACCAAGCCGGTTGCAGCGGCGGCTACTCCGAAGGCGCACGGGTCTACTTTGATGGCGAACTGGCGCTCGACCTTGAGCCGGAACCCTCCTGCTACGGAAGGACATCTTACGACCAAGAGCAGGTGTTCGGGCTGATCCTAACCAAGCTGGGACACAGCCTTGTGGAGACAAGCTATGAGTGAGGACGAACTGGCCGACTACATCGGGCGGCGCGTGCTGGCCGATGCCGACAAGCTGCGGCTGTTCATGCCGGACTGCTACGCACGTTTCCCGCTGGAGTGGTGCGGGCATCAGTTCGAAGTCCGCGTGATCTACCAAGGCCCAGCCGATGACGCCTAGCCTGCGCCACTGGCTCTGGGTCAACTTCGGCTGGGACATTTACGACTGGAGTCCTGATGACCTTCGTTTCTAACCCCTTCGGTCGCCCGACGACCTATCCCTTCGCCGCGATGGACGTAGGCGAGACCGTCAAGCTGGACGTGCCCACCGCCGCCGACGTTAAACGCATCGCCCGCAATGCCAGCCAGTATGGCCTGCGGCACAACCGCGGCTATCGCTGCAAGACCGACCGCGTCACGCGCATCATGACGGTGACGCGCGTTAGATAAAAGAAAAGCCCCGGCGGAGTGAGGACCGCCGGGGCTTAGGGTTAGTCTACGGAGCAAACGTGACTAGCGGATGCCTACCACTTTCTTGTCGTCCGATGCAACCCCATCCTGTTCAACCATGCGCCGCAACTCGGACTTGCCCCACTTCAGGCGCTCCATCATCGCCCGTTCGGCGAAGACCTGCTTTTTGGTCGGAAAGTCCCGCGAGTGCAGCCGACCGCAGTCCACCCAGTTCGCTTCCTTGAGCGCGTGCAGCACGACCGCCTGCGGCACCTTGGCCACCGACGTTTGCAGATGGTCCGCAATGGTAGCGCATACGCGGTACAGCGGCCCGGCGATCACGCCGCGGTTGAACGGCGCGATCCGGCTGTGGATCATATCGACGATGCTGCTCTCGGTCATGCTCATGCCATGCTCGACCATGTTCAGCTTCCATTCCGTCACCGGCGGCTTGGCCGCAGGGTTGAACGCTGAAACGTCGCGCTGGTGCAACCACGCCGCGATCTTGGCAAAGCCTTCCCGCTTGTACCATGCCCACATCTTGACCGCCTCGTCCTCGTCCATGCGCGGCGCGCGGCTCCAGACGCAGAACCAGCGCCGGTCCTGCGACGGGATCGTGATCGGCACTGCGTCATTGGTGAACGCGATCACCAGCAGACGGTTCAGCATCTCGTACGGGTGCAGGCCCTTGCGGTTGATCGTGATCGTCTCCGGCGGCGCGGCGATGATCGGCTTCAGCTTGTTCGCCAGCGCCCGGCGCTCCTTGGCCTCTGGCTCCTTCAACTCGTTCAGGATCACCACTTCAGCCTGCAAGCCGTAGCCCCACTGGCTGTCCAGCCCCTTCGTCTCGATGATCGACCGGTTGTGCTGGTGTTCGCCGCCGATGGCCCACAGGAATGGTGCCCACATGGTGTCCTTGCCGCTGCCCTCGTCGCCGCCGTGCAGCACTGCGTGGTTGATCTTGATGTTGGGGTGCTGCACCTTGAACGCCATCACGTTCAAGACATGCTCCAGTTCGGCCGGTTCTTCGATCAGCGTGCGGCAGTGGTCCAGCCACGGCGCGATGTCGCGGTCGCTGATGATGTCGCTGCCGGACAGGTCCGGCCGGTGGTTGATCCATGTGTTGCCGTATACCAGCCCATCGCGCGCCACCAGCACGCCCTCGCCCGGCGCGTAGGTCACGCCGACCAGCGCCTTCGCGCCGTACTCCTGCCGGCGCTCGTCGAAGTAGATGCTGGCCTGCACGCGGTTCTTCTTCGCACCGTGCATCGACTTGCACTCGACGTGCCGGAACAGCGCGTTGAAGACGTTGCGCGGCAACTCCCGCCGCGTCACCATGTCGAAATAGCTGTCGTCGGACTGAATGTAGGCGAAGCGCTCGAACCACTCGGCCTTCTCCAGCCGCCCGGCTTCCTTGCGCTCGACTTCCTTCACAATCGCCGACGCCTCGTCGGGAAACGCTTCGGTCGGCATGATCTTGTCGGCCATCATCTTCATGCGCTCGGCGATCAGTTCGTCGCGCAGCCCCGGCGTCACCCGCGGGCCGTCGTTCTCGGCGACCCAGTCGAGGAAGGTGCGGCTGTCGAGGTGCTGGCAGTGGCCGTGGTAGCAGCAGAACGAGCGGTCCAGCGGCTTGTAGCGGGCCTCCAGCGCGCCGTCGGTGTGTTCGGCATGGTTAGGGCAGACGATGCCGCACCAGCCGTCGTTGTTGACGCGTGACAGCACGAGGTTGTTGTCCGACAGCCATTGCAGCACGGTGTCGCCGCCCGTGTCCCGGATCGACACATGCCGAAACTCGGCCGTGTCCGCCTCGGCCGGCACGACGCCCAGCGCGTCGCAAATCTCGCCCAGCGTGTACTCGCGCTCAGGGTGAAACTCGACCAGCCGCGCCGGAAAGTTGTTCCGCCCGCGCTTCAGGTTGATGCTGCCCGGCAGGCGGCAGTTGCGCACAGGATTGTTCGCGCCCGGATCGGTATAGCCTGCGTCGGCGATGACCTTGATCGCGGCGGTGAACTCCTGCTTGGTCGGCTGCGTGCTGAACGCGTAGCCCCACTGGAACGACCCCTCGGACGTTTCCATGATCCACGTCGGTTCGATGAGTGGCGTCTTCGACTTCGTGCCAATGTCATCCAGCATCATGAACAGGACGAAGTCGCAGTACTCGCCGCGAGCGCCCGGCTTGTTGTCCTTGAAGCGGTCGATGATGAACGAGCCGGTGTTGACGTACCACGCCTCGCCATCCTTGATGCGGGCCTTGTCCGGCATGAACGCCGGGAACGTCGCCTTGGGCGCGCCGTCGCCGTGGTAGACGATGTTGCCCCCATCATCCAGCTTCGGCTTCTGCTTCAGCAGCAGCGCGGTCTCGCCTTCAACGTCGGCCAGACCTGTGATGAACTCGATAAACTTAGTGCGATCCTCACTCATCGCGTCTCTCCTACTTCCCGTAACGGGTCATGGTGGCAACTTCCGCGTTCAGCGGCAGGCCCTCGGCCCACGCTGGCGCGGTTGTCATGATCTTGAGCAGCGCAGCGGCCGCGGCTTCAGGGTCGGCAGTCTCCAGCACAACTTCGTCATGAACGTGGAGCACGCAGTCCAACCCTTCCTCTTCCAGCCGCCGCAGCGTGTGGCGCAACAGGTCGTTGGCCACCGCTTGCGTTATGTTCTCGCAGGCCAGACCGCGCCAGAGCCTAGCGCGGGGCCATTCCTTCGCGTCGGCCGCGGGCTTCCACGACGCCTTCGCGTAGGTGATGTTGCCCTCCTCATCGAAGCGGGCGAACGGATAGCATAACACACGTCCGCTCGGCAGGGCATACCAAAGATGCTGTGTGTCGTATAAATATGTGACCCGACCGGCGGAAAACTCCCTGCCGGGATTGCGCATGGCGGCCGAGTAGGCGTGCTCCAGCTTGCCCCAGTAGACCGGCGCCCACGGGTTCGCCCGGCGCCAGCCATCGACCATGCGCCGGCTCTCGTGCTCGGACAGGATCACGTTGTAGATGCGGCCCATCGCGGCGAAGGCACCCACACCGCCGGCGAAACCGCAGGCCAATTCCTGCACCTTCCCGATCTGGCGCTGGTCTTTATCCACAGCTTCGTAATCGACGCGGAACGTCGCCGCAGCGTTGTGCTTGTACACGTCCTCGCCGCGCTCGAAGATGCCCAGCTTGGCCGCGCCGCTGTTGGTGTTCGACGCCCACGGCGTCACCCGCGCTTCGATGGCCGCCCAGTCGGCCACGACCAGATGCTTGCCCGGCGCGGCCATCAGCGCGGGCCGCAGCATACCCTTCAGCACGTCGGTCACGCGGCGGCCGAACTTTGGCACGATCTTGTGCCCGCGGACGATAGCCTCGCGGGCTAGTGCCGGGTCGGCTGCACACTTTCGGGGGAAGTTGTGGACCTGAAGCCCAAACGATGAAGCGCGGCCAGTAGCGCTACCTCCTGCAAATACGAACGCGCCTCTAACTCGGCTATCTTCCTCATCAGCCAGCGCCGCTGCCCTTGCGAACTTCGCCACGGACGAGGCCCAGAGATCATCCGCGCACTGGATAACTTCCGCCACTTCAGCCGGGACTTCATCAGGGTTTTCCTCCGCCAGCGCCAGCAGGTTGGCGCGCACGTTCTTGTCGATGGATAGCTTGGCCTCGCCATCCTTGTAAACCGTGGCCAGTTTCAGCGCCTGCGGTCCGACGCGGTCGAGAACCCACTTGCGCATCTTCGGGCTGCGGACCGACGTGATCGCGCCCTCAGTAACTTCACGAACGATGTCCTGTATGTCGTCAGCTTCCGCTTCTGCGTAGCGCACCGCCGCCAGAGCCAGAGGTTTATCAAGCAGGACGCCGCGGTCATTGATACGCTCATTAACGTGATAGTCGTGCAGTTCATCGGCCGACAACTCCCGCAGCGCCTGACTGATCGCCCGCATGGCACGCACGTCGCTCTCGCAGTACGCTACCATCTCGGCCATCAGGTCGGCGTCCTCGCGGAAGGTGCCATCAGCCTGCGGGATCGACAACAGCCGAATGAGTTGCGCGCCGCGGTGGTCCTTGCGCATACTGGCCCCGGCGAACCGGCCCACGTCCTCAAGGCTGCCCGGCGCGCAGTTGGCGCGGGCCTGCGCTGCGGTGCAGTAGAACTGCTCCAGCTTGAACGGCACTTGCAGGACGTACCAGAATATCAGGCGCTCGAAGGCCGCGTTGTGCGCCCTGATCTGCCCGGTGTGGTTGGCGACGGCTTGCGGGAAAGGCTGCCCCGGCAGCCACGTCCGCACCTCTTCGTCGTCGAACGCGTAGGACATGCAGAGCACGTCGGTGCTCAGGTCCATCGCGTAGTTGTAGACGCCTTTGCTCTTCAGGTCGCAACGCGACCGCGTCTCAAAATCAAGCCAGAGTATAGTCACGGATGCCTCACTTCATCCGCTACTCGCTGGAGCGACGGCGTGGGTGTACCGCCGCCGCTCCAGCTTTCGCGCCCCCTTACGCTACGACGCGACGGCGACGGCGGGGAGCCTCGGTGGCGTCATCCTGCTCGTCGTCAACGTCCGCGGCCGCAGCCACGTCCGCACTATCTGCGTCCAGCGAGGACCAGTCAATGATGTCGAACACCGGCGTGTAGATGCGCCCGTACGACTTGTGCTGGTAGTGCTCCTTCTTGAGCCGCACCAGCGGGACCGGCTTGTCCGGGTTCTTGTCGGCCTGATCGGCGATGGCCAGCGCCAGCGCCTGCACAGCACGCTTGCCGCCCACCGAGGTGGCCGTGTAGCGGGCCTGAAGGCCCTTGTCTTCGCCGTTGGTGCACGCCAGCGTCATGCCGACCTGCATTTCCCAGCCGCGCTTGGCCGTTTCAGGGGCCGGACCGGTTTCCGGCAGCGGCTCATGCACCGGTGCCATCTTCTCGGCCACGACCTGACCGTCGCCCCACGCAATATAGCCGTGGACGAACGAGAACGGGTTGATCGCCCAGACGCTGTCATCTTCCACTTCGGTCTGATCGGCGCCGAAGACCCAGTGTCCGGTCTTGTCCATCTTGAGGATGACCATTCCGCCCGAACCGCCGACTTCAGCCTCAATAGAGCGCAGAGCGGACGACAGGGACTTGACCGACGGCAGGTTGGCGCCACCGAACTTCACTACATCAGACATTATTGTACTCCTTCTTCGTTACGTTACTGGATTTTGGCCATAGCCTTCTTGAGCGTCTGACCGATTGGCACCACCGCCGGCCGGGGATCGCTCTCCGGCGCGAGGGTGGAACCGCTTGACACGGCGATCACGAGATCGTCGGGCAAGTTCTGCTTCGCCTTCTTCAGCACCTTTTCGGCCGCTGCGGGCGAGATGATCTTTTCTTCGTACGGCTCGACACCGACCTGCATCAGATAGGCCGCGGCCTTGTCTGCGTCGGTCCACTGGCGCGTCGCGCGTTTGTTGACCAGCTTCCAGCCGGGCACGGCGTTACCTTCTTCGATCAGGCCGTGCGCCAACTGCTGCAAGTCCTTGATGAACGACTCCACCATCGGGATTTGCTCCAGATAGTGCGCGATCTGCTCGACCGGCAGCGCTTCGATCTTGGCCTTGACGATGCGGTCGATAGCGCCGGTCATCAGCGGGCAGACCGGCTTGGCGGCGCACCACTTGCAGTGATCGCCAGCAGCCAGCGGTGCGTTCGGCTTCAGCGCCACCTTGACGGCGCGGGCCAGTTCGTCCTCGAACTGCTTCACGCGCTCCACCGTGGTCGTCCAGCGCTTCACGCTGGGCGGCTGGACGATGATCAGTTCGACTTCGTCAACGTCCTCGAATACCCATGCCGTTGCCGGCGTACGGATAGCAGCCGCAGAGTAGAAGAGTAACTGGGCGTTCTCTTCGACTTCGACCGGGACGCCATCGCCAAACTTCCAATCCAGCACGATAGCGCGACGGCCAAGGCGACCAATAAGGTCCACGCTGCCGAAGACATCAGGCAGAAAATCGCCAAAGCCGACCACGCTTTCGACCGCATACTCCATCTCCGCTTTAGGATCGACCGCGTCCAGCGCCCGCAGCGCGGGCAGCAGCTTGTCGTCGATCAGGTCTTGCGTCAGTTCGATGTCCTGATGCTTGCGCCCGATGAAGCTGCTGGGGTCTGCGTCCTTCAGCAGAACGTCCGCAATCGTGTCGTGCAGCAGGGTGCCGGTGTCGGCGTAGCTGCTGCTGGGCTTGGGCGGCATCTTGTCCACCAGCGCCACGCTGCCGGGGCAGGCGATGACGCGCTTGGCGGTCGAGCCGCCGACAATACGACTATGTTGTGCCATTACTGTACCTCACTTTACTGTCTGAGGCCCTCACCATACACGCAACAAATTTTGACGCAAGGGTTGCAGCGTAAAAAATTTTGCAGTAGTCCACAGGTCATGACTGAGAAGAAAATAGAGGCGTATTTCGTCAAGCGCGTGAAGGCGCTGGGCGGCTACGCGTACAAGTTCCGCAGCGTCACGCAGGCAGGCGTTGCCGACCGCATCGCTTGTATGCCGAACGGCGAGGCGTGGTTCGTGGAACTGAAGAAGCCCGGCGGGCGTCTGTCTGCGTTGCAGCAGATATTCGCCGAAGAGATGCAGCACACCAAGCAGCACTACGCCTGCCTCTGGTCGAAGGACGACGTGGACGCATGGGCCAGCCGCTTCAACTGAGAGACTACCAAAATGACGCGGCCGACTTCCTGTACGAGCGCGACCGGGCGATGATCCTCGCGCCGGTTGGTGCAGGAAAGACCGCGATCACGCTGACTGCGATGCAGGCGATGATCGACGACGGCCACGTCAAGCGCTGGCTGGTCGTCGCGCCCAAGCGTGTCTGCACGGATGTCTGGCCGGTCGAGGCCCCGAAGTGGGCGCCGCGGCTGCGGCTGGCGCTGGCCGTCGGTGCGCCGGCGCAGCGTCAAGCGGCGCTTGTCAGCCGCGTCGATGCGGTCATCATCAACTACGACAACCTCGACAAGCTGGACACGCTGGACGGCTTCGACGGCATTGTGTTCGACGAACTGACTCGGCTGAAGAACCCCAGCGGCAAGCGCTTCAAGGCGCTGGATAAGCTGCTGGCGGGCGTCAAGGTGCGCTGGGGCCTGACCGGATCGTTCACGTCGAACGGCCTTGAGGACGTGTTCGGCCAGTGCAAGATCGTCGATCAGGCGCTGCTGGGCCGTGCCAAGGGCGCCTTCATGCAGCAGTACTTCATCTGCATCAACCGCGACTTCGGCCAGTGGATACCGGCGCCCGGCGCGCTGGAGCAGGTCATGGCCCGCATCCGCCCGGCGACCTACGTGCTGGAGCCGGGCGAGTACAAGGACAAGCTGCCGGGGTTACATGTAACCGAACTGCGCAGCGCCCTGTACGACCGCGAACCGTACGACAAGATGAAGAAGGAGTACGTCGCCCGCTTCGGCGCCGAGCGTGTCATCGCGCAGAACGCCGCGTCGGTGACGACCAAGCTGCAACAGATGGCGTCGGGCTTCGTCTACAACCGCGACGGCGGCGCACCGTCGATCTGGTTCAGCGACCACAAGTTCGACCGGCTGGAAGAACTGCTGGACGAAAACCAACGGGCGAACACCATCGTGGTCTACAACTATCAGGAAGAACTGGCCGAACTGAAGCGGCGCTTCCCGCACGCGCAGACCATCGACGACGATAACGTCATCGAACGCTGGAACCGCGGCGAGGTCGAACTGCTGCTGGTCCATCCGAAGTCGGCCGGGCACGGCCTGAACCTCCAGCACGGCGGCTGCCACATGGTGTTCCTGTCGCTGCCGTGGTCGCTGGAGTTATACGAACAAACCGTCGGGCGGCTGCACCGCAGTGGGCAGCGGCACGACGTTTGGGTCTACGTCATGTTGGCGGAAAAAACCATTGACGAGCGCATCTGGGCGGCGCTGCACGACAAGCGTGCCGTGTCCGACACCGCGATTGAGGAATTGAAAAATGGCTAAGGTTTTATGGCAGACGCTGGCTGTCAATCTGTCGAAGTACAGCGAGGAAGAGTTGCAGCACATGCTGCACGACGAGGTGACGACGCATAAGCGCGCCGCCATCGCCCGCCGTCTGCATCAGCGCGTATGCAAGCTGCGCACCATGCGCGAACGGCGCGAACTGGCAGAAAGGCTGAAGAAGTGATCGACGATCAATCCGACCCCGGCTCGTGGAAGCGGGCGCTGGACATGAAGGCCGACATGGTCAACTCGCCGCCGCACTACAAGGTCGGCGGGATTGAGGCCATCGAATACATTCAGGCCAAGCTGTCACCGGAAGAGTTCGCTGGTTACTGCCGCGGGAATGCGCTGAAGTACCTGAGCCGGGCGGGACACAAGGACGCCACGGATCAGGAGATCGGCAAGGCTATTTGGTATTTGGAGCGCTGGCTGGGCAGTCGTCGTCACACAGACACGCCCAAGTAGAGTTGTGCTGCTCAATCCGCGCGACGGTGGCTGGGCTGTCCAGCTTGGAGTTGTAGCGGATCGGCTGCGCGATCTTGCAGTACGAGTTAGTTACCAGCGGCGGCGTCGTCGAACCGTGCACGCAGCCTGCGGTCGCGGTCAGGGTCAGGAGTAGCAGCGACTTCTTGCGCCAGTTCCACTTGTCGTTGGACTTCATCAGCCATCTCCTTGACGGCTTCATGCCGGCCCTGCTGCCGTAGCTTGTGTTCGTTCCACGCCGCCCATAGGCGGTCAAACAACGACAGCAGGGACGACAGAAGTTTGATCACGCCTTCGGCGTCTCCGACATGAACACAGCGGCGACACCTGCCAGACCTGCGACCGCCGTGGAGATGGCCGCCCACTG